GAAGTCGCAGCGGAGGACTACGAAGAAAAGCACTCAGTAAAGGAAGCGGGCAAATGATGGCGGCACTTGACGTACGGGTCCGGTGGATGATTCGCCGCGACATGGACGAAGTAATGCTGATTGATCGCGAGTCGTTCAGTGACTGGTGGACGGAAGACGAATTCCACCAGCACCTGACGTTGAGAGATGGTATCGGTCTGGTTGCAGAATCCGACCGCGAAATCGTTGGCTTCATGTTGTACCGGCTCTACCCCGACGCCTACATGATTTCACGACTGGCGGTGCATTCCGAGTACCGTCACAGCGGAGTCGGTGCGGCAATGATCGACCGAATGAAAAGCAAGATGGGGCACCACAAGAGGGGGCGGATCATTCAGCACGTCCGCGAGCGGAACCTCGGCGGTCAGTTATTTCTGCAGCGGCAGGGGTTTGTTTGTACCGAGCAGGCGTATGGCTGGTTTGATGGTGAAGATGCGTATCGCATGGAATACAGCGAACAGAAAGTCGGGCTACTGTAGGAACGAAAGCACTCCATAAGGACGGATCAATGAGTGATGGAGTGGGTCTGACTACCGGGGCGTCGTCGTCGCAGAAGGTCGGGGCGGCGTTTCCGGGTTTTATTGAAAGGTTGAGCGATGCCAAGGAAAAAAATATCACGCGGCGATTGGTACAAAACCATCGAGCGGCAGCAGCAGAAGTGTAAGGACTTTACTGGCAAGGTGTGCGTCAACGTGAGCGGCGGAAGCGGGTCAGCGGTGGCGTGGCACAGGTGCTTGGAATGGTACGGACGGGAACGGGTTGTTCCCGTGTTTGCGGATACAAATTCAGAACATCTAGACCTGTATCGTTTCCTTGATGATTGCGAACACGTGTTCGGGCAGACAATAACGCGACTGGACGATGGCCGCGACATTTGGGACGTGTTCGACCAAACCGGGATTATGCGAATAACGTCTGGCGGCGGCGCATGCAAAGCATCGATTGAACTGAAACAAAAACCGCTAGACGCACATTTCAAACAGTCCGGGTGCGACGCGATCGCCATTGGGCTGGAATTTATGGAACCGGAACGGATGCTAAATTTTGAACGGAAGATAGCGGCGGAAGTATTGTTTCCGTTGTCGGTGCGTCCGCTGTTGGGCGAATGCGACGTGCACGCGGAATTGGAAGCGTTAGGAATCAGGCGTTGCGAAACGTACAGCGAGGGACACGGGCACAACAACTGCCTGCAATCCGGTTGCATATTAGCAGGGCTGAATCAGTGGGCGGCAATCCTGAAACTAAACCCGGACGGGTTTGCCTATGCGGAAAAACGCGAAGCGGCGTTTGTGAAAAAAACAGGGTTCACAATGCTGCGGGATCAATCAAACAGCGGCGGCAGCAATTACCCGTTGTCGCAATTACGGACAGACGTTGAAGCCGGGCGGATATTCGACAACCGGTGGAAATCACAGTGTAGTTGCATGGAACCACAACCCGCGCTGTTCACAGCCGCCGAATGCTTCGGGGCGGACGAATGACCAAACAACGTGACCTCATTTACCTTGAAGCCCTCAAGATGGAGTGGCCGTACGTCGACTGGACGCGGGAACACAGGTTCCACCCGGAACGTAAGTGGCGGTTTGACTTCGCCGCTCCGAACGCACAGGTGGCTATTGAAATTGAAGGTGGCGTATTCGTCAGGGGGCGTCACTCCAGAGGTAAAGGAATGATCGCTGACATGCACAAATACAACAGCGCCACATCACTTGGCTGGAAAGTGATCCGCGTCACTCCGCAGATGTTTGAAGGTGAGTTTGGAATGGTCTGTAAATGGGTCGATGGGTGCTTGGGAGGATTGGCTGATGTGTAAAAAACTATTCGGTGAACCGCTCTGGTTCTGGTTGCTGCAAGGCGGGATCTGTGGTGTCATTGTTGAGGTGTTTATTCTGTGCGGCACTGGACATGGTGTCGTTGCACATTGTCTGGAGGTCTGGAAATGATTGACACAACCCGCATACCACCAAACGTCGGCATCCACGAATATCTAATGCTGCTCGACGAACCTCGCGAACGTCCGATACCGCAACGGGAATACCCTGAAGACCATTCCCGCCGCGACTGGATACTCTACGAGCGTGCAATACTGAAACAAATTGAAGACATGCCACAGGCCGATGAACTGATTCGATGCCTGCTGGTCACCGCAAAAAAAAGAGATGAAGTGAAGCGTGAGTTAGAAGGTGTTTTGTCAATTTTGAAGAAGGAAAAGAGATGAAGATTACGACCGGAAAGAAAAACGTGCCACGGCGAACCATGCTCTATGGAGTTCATGGCGTAGGGAAATCGACGTGGGCATCAAAGGCACCGGAGGTGCTGTTCCTCAACCTCGAAGATGGGCTGAACGATATCGATTGCAGCAGGTCGGACCTGATCACTGACTTCGATCACGTCATGGATGCCCTGCGTTGGCTGGCAGAGGAAAAACACAAATTCAAGTTTGTGTCCATCGATACCGCTGACTGGCTGGAAAAACTGATCTGGAAGGAAGTGGCCCTCAAGGCGAGCAAGGATAACATCGCTGACATCGGGTACGGAGCAGGTTACAAACAGGCATTATCCTTCTGGGATCGCGTCCTGTTCGCTCTGGACTGGTTGCGTTCCGAACGTGGCATGGGCATCATCCTGTTGGCTCATGCCGACATCAAACGATTCGAGAGCCCGGAGCAGGATAGCTACGACCGCTATCAGCCGGCACTTCATCCTCTGGCCTCGGCCCTGATTCAGGAATGGTGCGATGAAGTGCTGTTCGCCTCCTATCGGGTGTTCACTCGACAGGAGGATCAAGGCTTCAACAAGAAGCGAACAATCTCTGTGAGCGATGGAGAACGCTATGTGCGGACGCAGGAGACGGCAGCGGTCCAGGCAAAAAGCCGCCTGGCGATGCCTCCCGAGATTCCATTCGACTGGGACTCGTATGCGAAATGTTTCACAGGCAATGTCGACGGCATTGTCGTTAATGGGTCATCGAAGAAGTAAGTGAGTGAGTGGTTTCTGTTTCTTTAGTTTAGGAGAAGTGAGTTATGGGTAATCTTGATGGGTTCAATGCTGCAGAAGTTGAACCGAACGAAGCGTTCACCGCGCTGCCAGCGGGGGACTACCCCGTGATCATCATCGCGTCAGAATTGAAAGCAACCAAAGCAGGGACGGGTAAATACCTCGAGCTACAGTTGCAGGTGCTCGAAGGCACGTATCAGAACCGTCGTCTATTCGACCGACTGAACCTGCAGAACCCGAGTGCTGATGCAGTGAGGATCGCCAAAGGGACACTGTCGGCAATCTGCCGAGCGGTCGGAGTACTTGAACCGAAGGACTCTGCCGAACTTCACACGAAGCCACTGATGGCGACCGTGAAAGTAGTGAAGGACAGGGAAGGGAATAACCAGAACGAAGTAACTGGCTACAAGGCCCGAACTGCCCAGCCGAGCATGGTTGAACAGGCGTTCGAGGATAAACCTGCTGAGAAGGAATCGCCGTTCTAAAGGCCTCCTGTCCCCCTGGCCGCTCCGTCCCTGTGACGGGGTGGCCTTTGTTTTTGTTTGGAGGCCACATGATCCCGCGCTATTATCAACAGGAATCTCATGACGCCGCATGGGATCACCTGAGATACAACGAAGGCTCGCCAGTCATCGTCCTGCCGACCGGCGCTGGTAAGTCACTGGTCATCGCCATGCTGGTATCACAGGCCAGAGAATATGATGCCCGCGTCCTTGTCCTGCAGCATCGGAAAGAACTCATCCAGCAGAACGCTGAGAAGATCCAGACAATCCTGCCTGACATCGATATCGGTATCAACTCTGCCGGTCTCAAGACCCGTGACTATGATCACGACGTGATCTGCTGCGGGATTCAATCCGTCTATCGCGATGCCGCGAAGTTCGGTCGACGTGAGCTCATCATCATCGATGAAGTGCATCTGGTCGGGGACAACGATAGTTCCATGTATGGTAAGTTCCTGCACGGCATCCGGGAACTGAATCACAAGTCGCGGCTCGTCGGACTGACCGCGACTCCGTACCGGACGGGCGAAGGAACCGTCTGCGGCCCTGAGAAACTATTTCAGGAGATCTGTTACGAATCTCAGACAGGTCGCCTCATTGAAGAACAGTACCTCTGCCCGATCACGAACAAGCCAGCAGAAGCGACCGTCGACACTTCACAAATCAAAGTGCGAGGCGGTGAGTTCGTTCCGGGGGAAGCTGAAAAAGCATTCGACACTGATGTGCATGTCATGGAAGCATGCCGCGAGACCGTCACGAAATGTGCTGACAGAAAAAGCATTCTGGTCTTCAGTGCCGGCGTAAGTCATGCCGAACACATCACTGAGACGCTGCAGAACCTGACGGGTGAGGAAGTCGGACTGATCACGGGCGATACGTTCCACATGCTGCGGGAAAAATATCTGACCGACTTTCGGGAAGGAAAACTCCGCTGGTTGGTGAATTGCTCCGTGCTTACAACCGGATTCGATGCACCTTGTATTGACGCGATTGCCGTGTTACGTGCTACCATGTCACCGGGACTGTTCGCTCAGATCGTCGGACGTGGACTTCGCATGCATGAATCCAAAGATAATTGTCTCGTTCTCGACTTCGGAGAAAATATCAAACGACATGGGTCACTCGATGACCCTGAGTACGGTCGAGATGAAGTGACGGAGAGCGACGGCGACGGCGAAGGCGAAGGTGACACAAAGGTCTGTCCGAACTGCCAGAACGATGTCTCGATTGGATACCAGACCTGCCCGGAATGTGGGTTCAGGTTCCCACAGGAAGACAAGCCGAAGCATGAGACCCGTGCAGATGAAGACTCCCAGCTGACGGGAAGTCCGGGGCCAGAGCAATGGGAAGTCACGTCGGTGAGTTGGGCACTTCACAAGAAACGCGGAGCGGCAGAAGGAGCACCTCCCACGCTGCGGATCGATTACTACTGCCAACCACTTGGTGAAGGCATGGGCAACCTGACTGAAGAACGGATTCAGGAATGGGTCTGCGTTGAGCATACTGCGTTCGCACGGACGAAGGCAATCGCATGGTGGGAGGCTCATTCAAATGCACCGATGCCTGAGACAGTCGAAGAAGCGATTTGGGCGCTCGACAACAAAGCATGCCGCATGCCCATGTTCCTGACGACTCAACAGGAAGGCCGATGGAAACGAATCCGACAGGTTGAGTTCAATGACGAGAAACCAGACCTCGGGGCATGCCAGACACCGGCAGGAGCGTTCACAGATGACGATGTGCCTTTTTAAGGAGGAGAGATGAGTCAACACTATCTCAATACTCTCAATACTCAGCGACTTCTGAACATCGTCAGTGCCAGTGGTCATATGTCTATTGCTGAACTCGGTCAATGTACACGATGGGCCACCCCCACTGAGCGAAGAAGAATTTTAAAAGAATTGTTTGAAGCTGGTAAACTAATAGAAGTGATGCGACATACAAAAGGACGACCAGCTTACGGTGTAGCAGTTAGTGCCAATGCCATCGTAGGCACGGACTGGATATGTCTTATCGAACCTTCCAGTGAGAGTGCGGCGAATGAAAACACATCACCGGAATTATGGGTAGTTGAGTACTCACCCCGACAGCGATGGTTTCGGGTTGACCGCCTTGTCGATGTTTCAATTAAAAACCTCAGTTTGCTAATGAAGAAAACGCCTTCTGACTTTTCTCTTCTCTACGTTGGTACTCAGGAACAATGCTGGGAGGTATGCCAAGAGATAGAGGAAAAGTTCATATTAAAGGATGGACGACACCCGGAGGTTCACCAACCAGCAGACCAACAGCACAAAATAAAACAACTCAGAAAACGTGTTATGGAACTTGAAGATCAACTCGAAGCAATGATGGGATACCCGTGCAATGAACCACGTACCACAGGAACTCAAGGAACTGAAACAATGGCACTGCTGGAAAAACGTGGACGGGGACAAGATCCCGCTTCAGGTGAACGGGACAGCCGCCAAGTCGAATGACCCGGAGACGTGGACAGACTTCGATTATGCCGTTGCTGCTGCACCTTGTTACTCCGGCCTCGCATTCGAGATCACTGAACCGTACACGGGCATCGACCTCGATAACTGCATCGATGAGAACGGGGAAATCCGGGATTGGGCCGTGCCTATTCTTCAGCATCTGGAGGAAGTGGCATACGCTGAGATCAGCCCGAGCGGCAAAG